GGCTGCGCGGTGTTGAACAGCGTCGCACCGTTGGTGGTGGTGATGGAGGTCCCGCCGAGGTTGAACAGCGAGGCCGCAACCGCTTCCTTCGCGTACAGCGCGGAGCGTGCGTGAGACTTCGGCACGTTCATAATGATGCCGTACTTGTCGTCCGCGACAAGCTGGCGCGTGGCTTCCGTCAGGAGTCCGTACTGGATGTGTACGTACTTCCGGGTGCCGCCCTGGATGATGCCGTCCGCAGCCGGCGCGGAGCCTTCCTGCATCATCGGCATCGGTCCAGTGCCCGAGAGTTCGTAGTCAATCTCGTAGGCATCTTCCGATGTCATCTCATTGATGTAGTGCGTGTACTGCGGCGCATGCTCTTTGAGATCAGTGGCTTGCCAAAATACGTAACGAAGACCAGCCGCAAGGAGCGGTGGGAAGGTGTTGCGCACAAGAATGTTTCCGGCCACGGCTATTCACCTCTCTCGTTTTTCACTTGCACATCCTTACGGATTGCGGTATATTCCTAGAATCGGAGTCCTTAACAACATGCCTCTTAAAGACCCAGAAGCCAGAAAAGAGTACCAACGTCAGTACAGACTTAAAAACTTGGAGCGGCTCAAGGAAAAGGACCGCCAATACAGTAGAGAGCACGCCGAGCAGAAGCGCGAAGCCATGAAGCGATGGGTCCAAGAAAACAGAGAACAGCATCGCATGAATGTGGCTAAAGCTAACCGCGCTTGGCGAGCGAAGAATCGCAAACGTTTTGCGGAAATAGTCGAGAAATATCACGACAAGTTTCCTGAGCGCCGCATAGCAAAGAGTGCCGTTTATTACGCGGTTCGACATGGCAAATTGATACGCCCGGACCACTGCGTGCTTTGCGGTCAAAAGTGCAGGCCACAGGCCCACCATGACGACTACAGTAAGCCGCTGGAAGTGATCTGGTTGTGTTCCCCTTGCCATAAAGTAGCCGATAAAAAGCGTGCTCTCCTTGAAAATAGTTAAGCGATAATCTGAGCAACTGCTGGCAGCACGATAAACAGAACGTGTCCGCCGACTGTGCCGACTGCTTCCAACTGCCCGAGGCCGACCACGCGAACTGCCGCGCTGCCGCCCGTCTTGTTCACGTCTACATACCAGAAGCCTGTGAGCGTGTCCTTCGTCAGCCCGTAGGCCACGCCAACCTGCTGCTGCGTGGTGGCCACGGGGCCGGGGTTGGTCAAACTGGTCCCGATCTTGCCGATGAAAATCGTCGTTGGAGCGGCAACCGCAAAGCCGGAAAGACCAATCGAGATGGGCACTCCCGGAGGGCTAATCAGTGCCGAGGACTGCGTTGCGTTCGGCGCGTAGTTGCCGATATTGGAGCCGGGGCCAGTAATCGGGCCGAACGGCGCGGCAGCACCAGACCCCGTGGTTCCGAGGTTCTGCGCGGCCACTACGCTGAATCCCGCGATCCCAGCGGTCAGCGTGGATCCATCCCAAAGCTGCACGCCACCGTCCGTGCCGTTAACCTGCACAGGCACACCGATGGGGAATGTCTGCCCAGACTCTTCCGGGAGCCAGTTGATGGGATACGAGATTGCTCCACCAATGTCGCCGTATGCTTCAATCGCGTCTGCGAATGCGGTAGCAGCCATGTGTTATCGCTCCTTTTGTGCCAGAACGGAATTGCCTGGATTGGCCCGACGCCGTGTTTCGTCAATGGCGGCAGGATCCATCATCTCCGTCTTGAATCCGGGAATCAGTGAAGCAGCATCCATCGGCTGTCCGGTATTCCCGAACGCCTGCGGATACGACTGCTGGAAAGCCGCCATGAGTTGCGCCTTCTTGTTCTTGCGCCAAATGCTCATGGGAATCTTCATCAAACGTCGGTCGCCGCTGCGAATCTCATCCGAGAAACCTTCGCCGCCGTCCTTCGATGCCTTGTCCTTCTTGCGGCCAACCACGCTGGACTCCGCGCACATTTTCACATCGTTGGTGGTGGCAAACTCCCAGCCGGCGAATCGCAACTCTTCCACGCGCTCATGCCGCTCTGCGCGGTCGAATGCCCAGTAGTAGTGGTAGTCGGGGTTCAGGAACTTGTCTACCTTGCCGGAGATCGGGGCGGAAACCAGTTCGGGTTCGATGGATGTATCAAAGAGGTCGCGCAGTTCTTGGTTCCACTTTGACGGGTCGTTCCCGTTGTTCTCGATGATGCTTTCGCGCAACTTGGCTGGGAAGGTTCGGAGTGAGATTGCCATTAGACCATCCCCCGCTTCTGCATTTCTGCGAAGTCTTTGCCGGTCAGCCCGAGCTTGGCTAACTGCTGAGTCGCCGTCAGCGTCTTTCCGCTGCGCTCATCGTTCCAGTCGTAGTCGCCGGACAGGAGCACGTTGTCCTCACGGTTACCACCGCTCCCAGCATCTTCGATCACAAACTTTTCTGTCTGCTTCTGGAAGCGCAACCCGCCCTTGCGGGCTTCGCGGCCAATCAGCCCGTTGATAGCTGCTTCGCATTGCTGCTGGTAGTTCGGCAGCGCCTTCACTTTCCAGTCGGTGTTTGCGCACATTTGGCGGAACTCGGGGACCAACTTCGGAAAGTCGCGCTCCAGCGTTGCCGCGCACTCGTTTTCCGTGATGCGAGCATTGGTCAGCACCGTCTGCGCGAAAAGCGCCTGGTTCTGCTTTTCCAATTTCTCTTCGGGGGTCAGTTCAGCATCAGCGGCAGCGGCGGCACGACGGCGAGCCTCTTCCGCTTCGGCGGCTCCCGCGTTTTCAATTTCGTTCCACTTCGTTGTGAGGGTTTTTACTTCGGAGGCTTGCGCTTCTACGGTTTGCTTGATGGGAGCGACAACTTCTTCGACAATGCCACGGAACTTTGCAATCAGGTCATCCTGTGATTGCTGCGTCGTTTCCTCTCCCGGTTTCTTGAACAGTCCCATTACTCACATTACCTCTGAGAGATGATGTTAGCCCAAGAGTCCTAGTACCTGTCAAGGGATTTTTTGCATGGGCCAGCGCCCGGAGTTGGGAGCGAAGAAACTTGTCCCACTGCTGCTGGGTCACACTGCACCACAGTTCATCGTTGCACAGCCGGAGATGCAGCATTCTGCTCATAGCGTCGCCTTCCAGTTCTTAAACTCTTGTTCGAGTTCAAGCAAATCCTCAATGACGGAGATGCACCCGCGATACGTGTTTTGCAGGGCTATCTGCTCCGGCTTGTACGGAATGTCATGCACGATCTCTCCCGACAAAGTTTCTTTCTTAGCGCGGAGGTCCGCCAGCAGGTCCACCCATCCCACCGCCGAGAAGAGGGATTCCGCCTTCTCCGGGTCCTTGAAGAGCAGTGGCCATCGCATTGATTGGAGTTGGTTGGGGTCCTGCTTGCGGCGAGCCATTTGGTGCTCCTTCGGGCTTTTTGATTTCGTACTGAATATCGGGCACGTATTCTGCTGGATTGTCGGACACTTGGAAGTCTTTGAAGATTTGCTGCATCAGCATCGTCTTTGCCTTCACAACGCCGAGCAACCATTCGCGGTACTCTATCGGCAAAGTTTCGTTCATCAATGCCTGTAACTGCGAACTGATTTCCTTCACGTAGGCAGAGTGCGCCTGGTTGAGAATGATTTGGCTCTGCTTGCTGATTTCGCGGTTCAGGCTTGCGGACGCGGCGCGGGTTGGAATCCGCATCTTGCGCGAGAGGTAATCTTCAAGCGCCTGCTCTAGAATCTTGTCGTCCAGCCCAAATGTGCTTCCCTTGCGGCCCAATCCCAAGAATCCGTAGAAGTCTGTAAGTAGCGACATCAGCGCAACGTGCGAGTGGCGGAAGTCTGATGTTCGGTGATCGTTGCGGGAGTTGCCATCCTGCATCACGGACAGCGTGCCCATCGCGGAGTATTGGCCCTTCTTGTTTGTTCCACCCGCTCCTGCTCCAGACATTGCAGGACCCACGCCAGCGCGTTCCTTCGCCTGCATAATCATGGCCTGCTCGTTTTCCAGCGACAGGCCAGCGAACGCAGCGTTGCCCACATCGTAGTGCATGAACTGGTCTTTCTTCACGGGCAGGAACACGTTCGGCGCGAGGCGGAAGTTTGGCCCCAAGTTTTTGTTGTTCGGGTCTACTGTGTTGATGCCCCACATGGACACTGTGATTGTGTCATTGCGCTGGTTTTTAGCCGTGGAGATTTCTTCTTGGTAGTGCTCCAAAATATCGGGGAAGCCGCGCCCGTCTACGGTCAACCGCGTTTCAAGAATCGGAATTTGATTGTCGGGAATGAAGTTGTAAACGCAGTTCAGGATTCTGCGCGTTTTTAGGTGATACCACGCAATGAGCCGGAACTTCCTATCGTTGTGCCACCAAGAAAAATAGCATTCGTAGATTTCCCACGTGGACATCGTGCGGTCATTCGATGTGTCAGTGGTGATTCCTTTTTTCTGCTTTTCGCGCTGCTTTACTTCGTTGGGTTGGTCGGGTTGCTCTAAAACTTTTTCTGCATCTGCTTTGCGGTACGTTCCCTTGAACACGCGCTCCCGAATCTTCGCTTGCGTCAGTGTGCAGCGGCGGAATAGCGGATCCGTCTCCTCAAACACTTTCACATCGGGGTCGTACAAAATATCTTCGTAGTCCGCGTTGATTACCTTCGGACCTTCGTAGAGCGTTTTCTTTTCAAACTCGGCTTTCTTGCTGCCTTCCGCGTAGCCGATGTGGACCGATTCGATTCTGCTCTCCGGTGCCACAATCACCCAAGACCGTCCGCACACCGCGCCGTCATACCACCACTTGTTTTCTCGCGGGTACAGGTTCAGTTCGCGGGGATCGTAGGCCGCGTAGTCCATGAACTGAATCAGCGTCTTTGCACGTTTAGCGTACGCTTCCGCAATCTTCTGCTCCACCGCTTCGGTGAAGTAGCGATACAGCACAATCGGGGAAGTCATCCACGTAAGCTGTAAGACACGCGCAGCCAGGTCATCAATCGCTTCGCCGGCTGTCTGGTGGACTAGGTTAGAAGCTCCCTCGAACGGAAACGAGCGGGATTTTTGCAGCGGCCTGCCCTCAGCGATGCGCTTCCACTTTGGCAGGGTGGAGGTATGGATGTTGCGGAGTTGCTGGAGGCGTGCGTTGATGTGGCGTTCGAGGAAATGGTTGATTTCTTTTTCGACATCGGCACCAAACTCTATGGTACAGGGCGAGAAGTCGTCCCGGTCGGCTTTCTCGATGCTGGTGGTAATGGCAGTTGCCATGCGCTCACTTTAGCACAGTCAAGAATGCGTGATAAGTCAAATCTGCTCGCTCCCAGCCATCGGGAAAGTTCGGCCTGTGGATGCGTTTGGTACGGCCAACGTGCCAATACTTGCAGTAATCGCATTTATAGGCAACAAACGTTTTGACCTCTAAGGGATTGATGAATTGCATTTTTGCCGCTGCGGCGTTGGCTGACTGCAAACTGACGTAGCCGGATTTCCTCCCGCATTGATGCAGCCAACGTCTGGTCCGTTTGTTCAATACCCTGCAATCCCTGATTGTCTGCCCTGAAACTCTGCCATCTGGTCCTGTAAGAACTTACGCGCATTCTTCGAGTCGCCAATCTCTACTACTCTCGGGTAGTGGCCCAGCACGTCTAGCGCGTCCAGTTTTCCTGCTGGATAGTTCTCGTAGTCCTCCACAAATTCTTTCTGCTGGCCCTGCTCTGGATTGCACCAGATTTGCGCGGCCTTGAACGTAGGCTCCAGCGACTCGATCCGGTTCTTCATCGCAGCAAGCGAGTCGTCATCTTCAAACTCTTCAATTTGCAGCGGAATCCTTTCCCGCTTGTCGCGCTCCGACAGATAAAACGCGAGCAGTTCCCGCGCTGTTTTCCCCATGTACACCGTGGGAGTCTTGAACTGCTTCAACCCGTTGCGCATTGTCCAGTTGGCGTACTGGCTGTACATCTCTTCGACAAGCACGGAGTAGGTGGAGTCTTTTTGCCACAGCGATAGCAAGTAGATGCGCGAAGATTCGGGATCGAAGCCAATGCTCCAGATTACGTGTTTCTCGCGCTTGTTTTTCCGCGCATGGTTCGGGTCCACGATGATTGTGATTTCCAGCGTCGCGGCCATGAAGTCCTTGAGTGCCGTCCCCTCGTAGACCTTGTGCTCCACCATCAGCGCATTGCGCAAGTCGTCTTTGGAGAAGCGGGGATCTGCTTCCCGAAAGCGGTATTCACGCAACCACTGACTACCGAATAGTTGCTCCTCCGGCAGCATCGCCACGTTCAGGTAGAAGTGTGAGTAGTCTCGCTTCCCAAGCCTGTCACGTTCTTTGTGGAGCAGTTCAATAGTCCACTCTTCGGGGAGAATAGGCTTTCCTGCTGGGTGACGCTTGCAGCACCCGCCCTCCGCGCTGTGACTTTCAAACTTAAACTCTGGCTGATTTTTCTTGATGTAGCCGTTCAGGTCCAGCGCCGCCCACTTATTGCCAATGACCACTTGCCGCCGATCTCGCTTCACCTTCGGGTCAAAGCGCGTGCCCACCTGCTTGTGCCACTTAATCAAATCTTCGACTATGCGCCCATCGCCTTTGAGCAGGGAGTCTTGCGCTTCTTTTCCAAAGTTGTCGTCTTGGATGATGGAGTTTACGTGGATGCCCTGCAACGCTTGGCCGACTCCACGGTACACGAATGTTCCGGTTGAAGCGTCTCCGCCGCGCAATCTTTTCTGGAACTTTTCGGAGTTGTTCCACGTACACTCTGAATCGGGAATGATTTCCTTAAACGTGGCGCGGAACGTGTCGTTGTTCATGTAGCAGTCGTTCACGTCGCGCCCGATATTCGTTGCCTGGGAAGCAATTTCGTGCGTGATGAGCGTCCGGTGATTCTGATCGTGGATCGCCTTCATGTAGCGTATCCACTCATCCCCGTAGCCTAATTCGCGCATGTGCTTCTCGTCGTACTCATCGAATGGAAGTGCCCACCAGATAGACAGGGAAATTCCAAGTCGCGTGTTGTGAGTCGGGATAAATCCTTCCCCTGCCAAATAAAGAGAGTCAGCAGAATCCACCATGATGCACTTCACGTAGCGTTGCCCGATTCTCCTAGCAGCCCGTATATGGCGATAAGACTGCATGGACTGCGGAGACCGCGTTAGCAGCCGTGCAACTTTTCTAGGCATACGGAATGGAGGAAAATCCTTGAATGAGTAAAATGTTATGACGTGAAACAGTCCAACGTGTTTCCGATTCAACATTGACTTGTACGTTCTCAATTCCCCGCATTTCAGACCTAGCGAGCAAACCAATTCCCTTACTTGCACCACTAGATTCTTGTTTGTATTTGAAAAAGTACATTGCCCTAATTTGGAAGCGTGGCCGTCAGTATCCATTAGCCCCTGTAAGAGGGCCAATCGCTGCCTGGCTGATGACCTTAGATAGGCTTGCGGTATGTGCTTGTTATTTAAGACTCCCAGCTTTCTAAGCCTAGTTACAAAAGCAAATTTCCTGACTTTAGAATCCCTGTAATTTGATTTCCCATCATAGAAGCACCATTTCAATGGGGTATTTGCCTTTGTTAACGGTTCACCCTCGCGCCGTATTTCGTGAGCAAGCCACTCGTCCGAATTCCCAATAGTGATCGAACCGTTCGCAGACGTTCCATCTCCAAGCCAGCACCCAAGGACATATGGAGAAATTGGCAAATCCACATCGGGTAATTGAATGGATTTTGCAAGTTTAACTCTGTGATTACGCTGTTTTCCGTAATCAATCCTTGAAGAAATTTCTTTTGTGGTCCTTATCACTGAGCGATACATTCTCGGCTTGGTTCTGTCGTAATCTTCAAGCGATTGCGTTTCCCAAAGATGTCCGGCATCGCAATCAATTTTGTCCCCTCCAGTGAACTCCAACTCGTAGCAATCAGAAGAAAAATAAATCGGACTGACGCCTGTTACTTTTACAGGAATACCGTCCGATCCAAAAACAGTGTCTCCAACATTAATGTGCCCCATTAGCTTGAAGCCATCGGGTGTTGGTATCGGAGTACGAATGTCCAGTGCTTTAAAGTGCGACATCGGAACTTCCATCACCAAAAACAGGTGCTCGTTTTCAAGGCTCTTGCACAGGTCTTTATGGAGCGTGGTAAGGCGGGAGTAGCCGAGAGTGTGCTTTGCGAACCAGTAGAGCGAGCCGAGGCTGTTTAGCCGCGTGTTGCGGAAGTGTAATTCATAGTCGTCCGCTACTGGTGGGACCGGGAGTATTTTCCATTTCATGGATGCCCACCAGATGGTCCGATGGCCCCCATCCGTGTCGCGGGCATTTCGTTAGGATAGCAATGGGCATCCATGAAAGTTTCCTATTCGTTGGTAAACAACGCCTGCGAGCTAACCAGCGACCTGTACTCCAACTCGCCGTACAACTGCGCGATCACGTCGCCTTCGTTGATGAAGCGCAAGCGAACGGTTTTCTCTTTCCCGCTCTTTTTGTCCTTGCCCTTCACCACGAACAAATGCCCCGCGTAACTGGGGAACATCACGCGATGCCCCAGGTCGTACAGCTTTGCGTCCGGCCCCTTGCTCACCACAATCCCCGTGGTTGGCTCACCCTTGCTGGACTCTGGCAGCACGATCCCCGTGGATGTTCCCTTGCCGCCGCAATCCGGGCAGGGCAGGTAGCCGCGTCCTTCGCAGTCGGAGCATTTTACTGTGAGGTCTGCGTTTCCTGCCTTTTGCCGCTTGCCTTCGCCGGCGCACTCTTCGCAGGTGATTACCGATACTTCTTTCCCGTCCAGCGTTCGCTTGTCTTTGTCCATGCAGCGCAAGCATTCGTAGCCGGACTTGTGCTCATCCTGCATGATAGCGATGCGTTCGCCTTTGGCTTCGAATCCTGTCTCGCCTACCCACAGGATGTTTTCTGATTGCTGAATCAGTTCAACTGGCATCTCTTCTCCTCACATCGCCAACGTGGATTTCACAATCTCTTCTGTTCGTGATTTGGTGTCCAGCCGAACGATAAGCGGCTGCGGCTGTCCTGGGTGGCCGCTTGGTGTACATCACGGACCTACGCTTTTGATGACGCCGCGATCAAACTGCACGGCCCAAGTGTTCATCGGATATCTGCCCGTGACTTCGTAAAATAGATTCTGGCTGGTAATCCAGTTAATTTCACTGTCCGCCGTGTACCGAGGCCAGCCGAGTATCTCTCTCGCGGGAAATATATTCTCTGGACCGATGAGCAGTTTTCGTGGACAGCCAAGTTTTAATTCATCACCTCGCCGCAGAACTTCGTGGAGCGAAGTCATTGATAAATCGCACCCAACTGGCAGTTCAAATTCACAGGAAAATTTAGCAGCGATACCCGCTATCAGCGGGAGCGTGAGTAGCGTTTTCAAAAATCCGCGCCTGTCGCTCATTTCCCGGCCTTCCCGTTCTTCCTCGCAGCGAGCGCGGATTCCAGCAGCAGTTCGACCATGTTCGAGAGGCTGCGCCTTTCCTGTGCCGCAACTTCCCGAGCAGCGTCCCTAACTTTTACTGAAACCCGCGCTGCTAACATCACTCGTTTACGTTCTCCACTCTTCACGCATCAAAGGTATACACTTGAATGCACACTGTCAAGCATAAAGTTATTTTAAAATTCCTCTTGACAAGGAAAGGTGTAATTCTATACTAGTCATGGTACCTGTCATAGGTACCTCCCTAGCAATCTCCGGGGGTGGATTGGCCTCCACCCTCCTTCCTTTTAAGAGATTGCCAAGGACAGGAAGATTCGCTAGGGAGCTGCGGCGACCTCCCATAAAAACCACCGCGATTTTAAAGAACAGTATAGGTGTGTCCACATGAAGTGTGTTTGTCCTAATTGTGGTGACGACATAGACATGGGCGACGGACCAGTTACCGAAGAAGATTTCCCATTTACATGCCCTCACTGCGGTTTTGAAATAAAAGATTCTACGGTCGGGTCACTTCAAAAAGTGGAGTGGTCAATATGACCGAAGCGCAAGCAAAAAAAGAGTTGCGCCGCAGGTTGACTTTTGGCGATGAGCGCCAGATCCTCGCAGTAAGATTCCTTGATTCTCTCGCTGACTGCATCGAACACTTAAAAGAAAATCCCGAATGTGAAAATTGCGACTCTCTCGGTGAGTATTATCAAGACTGCCCTTCGTGTGAAGGTGCCGGATGTGATGAGTGTGACGATGGAGAAGTTTTAGAAGAGTGCGCAATTTGTGGTGGAACTGGAATTTTAGTTGTAAATGAAATACCGCATTACTCTCTGGACGTATTAGAAGCGGCCCGAGCGCGCTTAGTCCGAGAGCACACAAAAGTTTCGAGAGGTGCGGCATGATTTACTATCATGCTATCCTTTCCGACGCAGTAAACACGCTACACGTTCCCACACGATCCCGGCGACAACCACTACAGAGGCGAAGTTCTGCGTCTGTCGAAAGTGCATTCGCCGTTTCTACCAAATTGTGCGGGGACAGTTCGAGTTAAATCGAGCTGCGCGTCTACCAGGGGCGTCGTAAAACATGGACCGGCGCGAAAGCGCTACACCAAGTCTGGTGGGAAGAGTGTCTATCTTCGCGAAAACTCGGCTCCTTTATACCGTTAACACCGAGAAACGCGCCGATGGAGACGCAGGTAAACGTCTCTATTGGCGCGTACTCTCACCATTGCCCGTTAACTTTAAAACAGTGCGGTGCTGGACGATGTGAATATGTGATGCGCAACC